GGCGAACCACTGTCTACTACATCCGCGTGGACCACCCGGAGCAAAAAGAACTGGGGTCAAAAATAACCCGGGTTAAAAATGCTCCGGGTACCCCTAGCAAAAATGCTCCAGCTACCCGGAGCAAAAATGCTCCACTAACAAGAACCCATGAACAAGAACCCATTAACAACAACCCACTCTTAAAGCTGCAAAGCGACTTTGCAGCCGTTCCAGAGCCTCCCAAGCGCAAGCCAAGAGCAAAGGGCAGCGAAGCCTTTGAGCGCTTCTGGAAGACCTACCTGTCTGCTCCGATCCGCGCCTCAAGCCAGTCCAAGCCCAAAGCCCTTAGCCAGTGGCAGAAAACCATCCGGACCGAAACCGAAGCAGACCTACAGAAAGCCCTTGAAATAGAAATCGCTCACCAGCAAGCAGCCGGTGACGCGTTCGTTAGCCCCTTGCCCGATTGCTTTCGCTGGCTGCGAGACGAGCGCTACGCCACCGTCAACGACAAGCCTGCTGGGCAGCAGCTGATTAACCACGCGACTTACGTCTTCTGATGCTTCCCCTTTACGACCCAGGCAACAAAGGGAAATGCGTTCATCAAGTCTTCGACAACAAAGAACGCATCAGCCCCAAAAACGTCTACCGCATCGCTACCTCCGCGATGTTCAGCGAAACCGAGCTTGGCGAGGTTCGTTTTCACTACAGCCCTGTCAACAGCGAACACGCCATTGGCATGTACGACAAAGAGGGCTATTACTGCACCTACTGCCCGCCTATCGCTGGAGCCCCTGGTGCTCGCGGCTTGGGACGCTGGGTCCGCCATCCCTGGGCGGAAGAAGAACGCCAACGCCTCGAAGCCTTCGACTGATGCCAACCCAACGCCTTACCCGCCTCTCGACTGAAGAGGGCGCACGGACTATCCTCCGCCGCATGATCGACGCCGGGCGCTGCACCGTCGAAGATCTCGACAACCCGCCACCTGGGCACATCACCCCGCAGGCGTACCGCAACCTGATGCGCGACATCGCGCCTGAACCCAGGGTTGAAATCGTCAGCCCCCGCGACCTAGCAACCAAAACCCCCGAAGAACCGCTGCCCTTTTGAGATGACCAAGATCGAAGTCAAGGTCTACCTGACCCCCGAAGAGCGCGAGCACCTCGACGCCCAAGCGAAGGCGCTCAACCTGAACCGCTCCCAGTTGATGCGTCTGCGAGCCCTGGGAGACCCTACGCCGGGCTCTCCAGCAGTTCTGCCGCCCCTAAGCCTGCGTCAGTACCAGGGCGCCGTCACAGCCGCTCTAAAAGCCTCTAACGGCTCCTGCTCCCGTCCTGTCGTCGAAGCAATCGCCGCCGCCGTTCTCTGCTCTGTCTATGAACCGTCCCACAAACGATCAAATGCAAGCCATCCTCAAACTGTGGGATGACTACTACCTAGCCCTGTACCAGCAGATCAATGACCCACAGCCCCCGTCAACGGCTGAACGACTTGGTCGAATCAGCCGCTTCCTCCGTCCAGCCGACCTGGGAAACGCTCGATGATGGCTGTATCCGTGTCTGCATTGGCACTAACTGCGGCACTGTCTCTTCGCATCATCTGATCGAACCCAAAATCAACCAGCTAAGAACTGGCAGCATGTAAAAACATCCACAAACTGATACCATCCGGGCAGTTCGGCTACCTTTTCCGCAGTGGCGTCAATTAATAACCTCAAACATGACCACAAAAACGCCCGTAAACGCACCGATCAGTCCGCTGAGCTAATCAAAGAATCCCTACAGCGTTACGGCGCTGCTCGATCTATCGTCATCGACGAAAACGATCGAATCCTTGCTGGTAACGGCACAGTTGAGGGTGCCAAGGCAGCAGGCATCCAAAACGTTCGAGTTATCGAAACCGACGGCGATGAAATCATCGCTATCCGCCGCACTGGGCTTTCAGAAGACGAAAAGGTAGGACTAGCCCTAGCCGATAACCGAGCATCCGACCTGTCCGCCTGGGACAAAGAAATGCTCCACCGCCTTTCGGCAGAGCATGACCTGAGCCCTTGGTTCGCTGAAGAAGACCTGTCTGGACTAGCAGAACCTGAAACCTTCGCTGACTTTGACGAAGCGCTAGAGGAAGCCAGTTCAGAACCTCAAGAGCAGACAACCCCCAACAAACTCTCTGATCGCTTCGGCATTGCTCCCTTCACCATTCTCAACGCCCGTGAAGGCTGGTGGCAAGAGCGCAAACGGCAGTGGGTCGCGCTCGGCATCCAAAGCGAGGTCGGCAGAAAAGGCAATCTCCTTGGCATGTCAGAAACCATGCTTGAACCCGACGAAAAACTTCGAGAGATGAAGGCGTTGATGCGTGATCACGGCACGCAAACAGCCAACATCGAAATGTTGCCCGGCTACTACACCAAAAAGAGCGCAGGGCTGTCTGATGAACAAATCATCGAGGAATACCTAGCCTCTGGCGCTAAAGCAGGCGGCACCAGCATTTTTGATCCCGTCTTGGCTGAGCTCGCTTACCGCTGGTTCTCACCAGAAAACGGCATCATCCTTGACCCCTTCGCCGGTGGCTCCGTTCGCGGCATCGTCGCAGCTAAAACCAACCGCCAGTACATCGGCTGCGATCTTCGCCAGGAACAAATCGACGCCAACCGCGAGCAAGCTGCCACCATCGCTCCCGACACCCAGCCCATCTGGCACTGCACAGACTCCCGAAACATTGACCGAGTCTGCAAAGGCGTACAAGCAGACATGATCTTCTCCTGCCCCCCCTACGCAGACCTTGAGGTCTACAGCGACGATCCCAACGACCTGTCAACCCTCCCTTACGACCTGTTCCTTGACTCGTACCGCGAAATCATCGCTAAAACCTGTTCGCTCCTCAAAGACAACGCCTTCGCCTGCTTTGTCGTAGGCGACGTACGCGACAAAAAAGGCAACTACTACAACTTCGTGGGCGACACGATCCAGGCTTTCCTGGACGCCGGGCTTTCCTACTACAACGAAGCAATCCTGGTAACACCAGTCGGTACCCTTCCCCTAAGAGCTGGTAGGACCTTCGCGGCTACCCGCAAGCTCGGCAAAACGCACCAAAACGTTCTTGTCTTCCTAAAAGGCGATGCCCGCAAAGCCGTCGCTAACTGCGGGGAGTGCGACTTTGCCGACATCCAAGAAGAGCAGCAGCCGCAAGCACCAGCAGCAACAGCAACCGAGTACGGCGAAAAGCTCACGGCTGCTTCCCTTGGGGGTGAACTGTGACCACCTCCCCCACCTGGGCGCTTGGCTACGACCTCGCCTTCCTCCAAGAAATAGCCAGCATCTTCTCTGCCGACTTCAAGCCTCATACCTACGGAGCTTTCGGCTTGCCTAAAGAGCGCGACATCGCCTCCGCCCTTAAAGATGGCAACCTCGCCTGGATCCGAAACGCAAGCGGCCAAGTGGCAGCCGCTGCAATTTTCCGCATCGCAAAATCAGCAAGCAAGCAATCTGACTTCGCTCAGCGCTCAATCTCCATCGCCTCCGGCGACTTGCAGATCAAGGCAGCAGCAGGAAAGCCTCAATCCCTTCAGGAGCTGCTACAACGGCTAATCGCCAAAGCAGGCGCTCGCCCCGCTTGGCTAGAGCTTCACGCTGAAAACACAGAGGCTTGCACAGTTGCCAAAACCCTAGGCTTCGCTCTCGCAGCAACCAAAGTCACCGCCTCCTCAGACATCAAAGCCCTTTTCCTAAAAGGCGACGCACCACAGAATCGTCTGTCCGCTCCTCTCCCTCAATCAGATTTGCCAGCCCTCAAGCTCCTAGGCTTCGGCGCTTCAGAGGAAACAGTCAACACTTGCCTTTCTGAGATCAACTCCTACCAGCCTTCCTGGGAGCAGCACTACAGCTCCTACAACAAGCGCAAGTCCTGGACTGCTATCGCCCTGCAAGGCTTCGACCCCTCGGATCCACAGTTCATCATCAAGCCGGGTGAAATGAGCAAAGCCTGGAAGCAAGAGAACTCCCACCGCCTAACCTCCATTTGCGCTCCAACCCCAGCAGCCAAAGCCCTCCCTACCGTTTGGCAGTTAGCGCACTCCATACCAGGCAAGCTCGAACGCGTCCGCCTGATGCGTCTTCGCGCCTCCAACGGCGAACTAACACGCCACGCAGACATCACAGATCGAGACGCTGGAACAGCTAACGGCAGAATCGCTCGCTTCCACATCCCATTGCAAACAGCACCGGGCTGCATCTTCTCAGGCTGGGAGCTCTCCGGTAAGCAAGTACAACTTCACTTCCCCGCTGGCTCCCTGTTTTACCTAGACATACGCAAGCCCCACGCTGTTAAAAACACCAGCCAGATAAACCGCATCCATCTCGTCGTTGACGTTGCCTGCAACGCACAAACAAGGGAGCTCCTAAATGCCTGACCTCTGGTGGCAGCCCACGCCCATAATCGACCGCCACGATCGCTTCCTAATCGTTAGAGACGATCAAGTCCCTGGCGGGTCCAAAATGCGTTTCCTTCCCTACCTAGTTCAAGACGCCAGGGAAGTCGTATTTGGCGGTCCGTTTTGCGGCGGCGCTCCTTACGCTCTCTCCGTCTGGGGGCAACGAACAAACACAAAAATCACTCTCTTCTACGCCAAGCGCGGCAAGCTTCACCCGCGCCAAGAAAAAGCCCTAAGAAACGGAGCAACCATCTACCAGGTCCCTTACGGCTACATGTCTAACGTCCAGTCAAAAGCTAAACGCTACGCCAAAGAGCACGACGCACTCTTCCTCCCGCTTGGCTTTGACGTTCCTCAAGCCTCTGATCCCTTTATCCAGCAAATGCGTAATGTCCGCAGCATGGTCGGGCACATTGATGAAGTCTGGGCTGCTACCGGCTCGGGAATGCTCGCCCGCTGCCTTGGCGAAGCCTTTTACCCAACACCCGTTAACGGCGTGATCGTTGGGCTCTCAAGCCGCAATCAAAAACAAAACTACCCCTCAAACGTCACTCTTCACAAATACCCCAAAGACTTCTCCTGGTCCTGTTCCTACAACGCTCCTTTCCCCTCTTGCGGCAACTACGATAGAAAAGCCTGGGAACTCTGCCATAAACTCTCAAAAGGAACAGTCCTGTTCTGGAATGTTCTAGGGTGAAACTATGCCAGCTAAAGGATCTACAGCGGCGCGTACAGACATGCGAGTGAATCGCATCGCTCGCCTTCTGGCTAACGGAGCCACACGCTCTGAGTGCGTCCAATACGGTTCGACAGAGTGGGGAGTCTCCCCCCGCATGATCGACAAGTACATCGCAAAAGCACGGGAGCTTCTAAGGGCTGATTGGGAGATCGACCGCAAAACCTTCGTAGCGGAGCTGCTCTCTCAGCTCGCAACGCTCCAAAAGGAAGCCCGGAAGAGTAACCAGCCGCACGTTGCTCTTGGGTGTATCAATACTGCGGCTCGCATCGCTCGGGTCTTTGAGTGAACATTCTCGATGCCTTGCCAGGTGGGAGCCTGCTAGAAGAGCCTGTTCCTGAGGGCTCTAGTAAAGATTGGTCGCCTTTCGCTGAAAAGCTCTACGGGACGCTTACCGAGCCTCAGCGCCAAGTCTGGGACAGGCAGGAGCGGTTCAAGCTGCTCTGCTCTGGTCGCCGCTTTGGGAAGACCTACCTTTGCATCGCCAGGCTTATCGCTTGGGGCATCCAAAACCCTGGAAGCCTGAACTGGTATGTCACTGCCAACTACCGAATGGCAAAGCAGATCGCTTGGCGACAGCTTCGCGCAATGGTTCCGAGTGACGTCCTGATTAAAAAGAACGAATCAGAGCTGAGCGTTGAGCTGGTCAACGGCAGCATTATCGCCCTGAAGGGGGCAGAGAATGCCGACAGCTTGCGGGGCGTGAGCCTCAGCAGCTTGATTATCGACGAGGCTGCTTACGTCAAACAAGAAGCCTGGGAGATGGTGTTGCGCCCGGCTTTGTCAGATCAAGGTGGTCCCGCCTGGTTCATCACCACACCGGCAGGACTGAACTGGTTCCACGACCTATGGGAGCAAGCCCAAGACCAGAACGACTGGCGCACCTTTTCCTACACCACCATCCAAGGCGGGAACGTCCCAGCCGAAGAAGTCGAAGCCGCACGCCGCACGCTTGATGAACGCACCTTCCGTCAGGAATACCTAGCCAGCTTTGAAACCCTCGCTGGACGGGTCTACCCTGACTTCAGCGATGGCAACATCTCCGAAGATGTCAAAGACACCGGCGGAGAAATCTATTGGGGCACTGACTTTAACGTTGGCATCATGGCTGGCGTTTTGGCTTCTCGTGTCGGTGATACTGTGCACATCTGGGATGAACTCGCTGTAAAGCAGTCCAATACCGATGAAGTTTGCCAACTCCTCAAAGAACGATTCCCGGACCGGCGAATTATTGCTTATCCAGATCCAACAGGGAGCGCCCGCAAGACATCTTCGGCGGGTCGCACCGACCACGACATCATCCGCCGCTACGGCTTCCAGTGCATCAGCCCCCGAGCGCCCTGGGCAGTAAA